AGATTTGCTGCCATAGCTGACATGAATGTTGGTGACATGAACCAAGCTATGCCAGTTGGGACAACTGTAGCTTTGCTAGAGCGTGGCACAAAAGTTATGAGTGCAATCCACAAAAGGTTGCATCATTCACAAAAAATTGAATTTGGCTTGATGTCTAAGGTTTTTGCTGAGTTTTTACCACCTGTTTATACTTTTCAAGTAGGAACAGGACCGAGTGAAATAAAACAACAAGATTTTGATGACAGAGTAGATATTATACCTATATCAGATCCTAATATTTTTTCACAAAGTCAAAGAGTTACACTAGCACAAGAGCTTTTACAAATGGTTCAATCTAATCCAGAAATACACGGACCACTTGGTATTTATGAAGCATATCGCAGAATGTATGCCGCTTTGGGTGTGGACAATGTAGAGGCTTTGTTACAACCGCCACCAGACATGACACCAAGACCAGTCGATGCTGGTACTGAAAACTCTGGACTTTTAATGGGACAACCTGCCCAGGCTTTTCCAGAACAAAACCACCAAGCGCATTTAGAGGCACACAAAAGTTTGTTTTTAACCAATATCGTTAGAGAAAGTCCGCAAGTGCAAGCATTAATTATTAGCCATTGTATGCAACATTTACAATTCTTAGCTACTCAAATGGCAGAAGAACAAATGCCAGAGGAAACAAAACAACAAATGGCTCAGATACAAGCACAGATGCAGCAAGTATCACCAGAAGAGGCACAAATGATTATGCAACAGATGCAAATGGTTATGGAACAATTTAGCTCTGCAATCATGGCTCAATTAGCTGGCGAGTTCTTACAATCAATCGGAATGAGCAACGGCGAAGATCCATTAGTTGATATTAGAAAACAAGAATTAAATCTTAAAGATAAAGAACTAGATATGGAATCTCAACAATTTGATGCAAAACAACAGCAAAGAGCACAAGAAAAAATGCTTGATGCTCAATTACAACAAGAGCGTATGGGTGTGCAAAAAGATATAGCAGATGATAAACTCGAAGTAGCAATCGATAGATTAAAACAAAATGCTGATTTAAAATTAATTGAATTAGAAAATAAAATAAGAGGCTTACTATGACAACATCATATAAATTAGAAGCGATAAAGAAACTTAAAGCTGAAAAAAAAGCTGCAAGAATTAAAGAAGCCGAGGACTTAAAAGCTGCACAACAAGCAGAAGAAAAAAAGCACCAGGCAAATCTTAAAAGAATAGCTAACAAAATGGCAAAAATTGAACAAGGCTTACCTATAGAAGAGGAAGTTGTTGTAGAAGAAAAACAACTTGTAAAAAAAACGCCAGCTAAAAAGAAAACAGTTGCTAAAAAAACAACAAAAAAAGCTCCAGCTAAAAGAGGCAGACCAAAGAAAAAATCGTAAATGGACGAAATAGAATTATTAGATAAAATCAAGAGATTGATTGAAAGCAGAGAAAAGCAGATACAAGAAACTCTAATGTCTGGTGGACTAAAAGATATAGAACATTATAAATATTTGCAAGGAGAGCTTTCTGCTTTATACTATATTGCAAACGAGATAAGTGATATAGGAAAAGATATATGAGTTCAGAAACAGTAGAAAACAATATAATGGCAAAGAAAGTGGCAGAAGCCTATGTCGATCCGCAAGATTTGGTTCTTGATCCAGAAAAATTGGATGAATCAATACTCAATCGTATGCCACAACCGACTGGTTGGAGAATGTTAGTCTTACCTTATGCTGGTAAAGCTAAAACAGAAGGTGGAATAGTGCTTACAAAACAAACAACAGATCGTGAGGCTCTAGCAACCGTTGTAGCTTATGTGGTTAAAAAAGGACCATTATGTTATAACGATAAGTCTAGATATGGAGATAAACCTTGGTGTGAAGAAAAACAATGGGTTTTAATTGGACGTTACTCCGGTTCGAGATTTAAACTTGAAGATGGTGCGGAGGTAAGAATCATCAACGATGATGAAGTAATAGCCACCATTCTCAATCCAGATGACATAGTGAGCTTATGACAACAGAAAACGAAGTAAAAGAAGTTCAACAACCAGAGGTTGATGAAATTGAGGTAGAAGTGACTGAAAATGAAGCGTCGTCCGATGCTTCTAATGAAGACGAGTTAGAAAATTATACGAAAAGTGTATCTAAACGTATAAACAAACTTAATGCACGAAATCGTGCGACAGAAGAAAGAGCTGCAAAACTAGAGGCTGCTTTACAGCAAAAAGATGCAGAGGTAATGAATTACTATCAGCATGCAGTTCAACAACAACGAACTTTACTGCAAAAAGAAGAAGAGGCAGTTGAGGCCAAAGAACGCGAGGCAAATGATCTTTATAAAAGAGCACACACTGCTGGCGACGCAGATCTAATGTCAAAAGCTGATAGCTTGAAATCTGAGGTTTCTATACAAAAAGAAAAAATTAGAGTTGCAAAACAAAAACAGGAACAAACAGCACAACAATCGCAATATGTTTCTTATCAACAACAACCGCAACAAGTACAACAAGCTCAACCAGAAGCAAAGCCAACAGAACAGGCCTTGAGTTGGCAAAAACAAAATCAATGGTATGGTCAAGATGCTGAACCGACACAATATGCGTACTTTACACATGTTAATTTGGTTCAAGAAGGCTATGAACCAGACTCAACAGAGTATTATGATGAGTTAAATTCAAGAGTTTATAAAGTTTATCCGGGTTTACAATCCGATAATGCTGAACAAAGTGAGGGCAGACCCGCTGTGCAAAGAGTCGCCTCCGCTTCCGTAGGAAGTCGGCAAAAAACACAAGGCAAAAAGAACGGTGTGCAATTCAGTAAAACAGAAGTTGACAGACTCCGTGGATTAAAACCGCATGGCATGTCGGAAGACGTTTGGTTAAAATCCGTTGCTAAAGAAAAACAACGCATACAGTCTAGGGAGGCAAAATGACAACTGAAAATAAAAATGAAATGACACAATCCAGAAATTCCCGTGAATCCGAGAATCACGCTAATAACACTCGCAGACAACCATGGAGGCCAGTTAGAAAACTTGAAACACCTGCTCCACCAGAAGGATATGAATATCGTTGGATAAGAGAATCCATGCTGGGACAACAGGACGTTGCTAATGTAAGCAGAAGATTAAGAGAAGGTTGGGAACTTGTAAGAGGGACTGACTTACCTACAGAATTTGCTTTACCAGTAGCAGACGAAAACTCAAGACATGCTGGCTTAGTTTATAGTGAAGGTCTTTTATTAGCAAAAATACCAACTGAAACCAAGAATGAGCGTAATGCTTATTACGAGGAACAAACTGCAAGAAAAAAAGAAGCATTAGATAATACATTTTTTAATGAATCTAAAAAAGACGGCAGATATGTGAAGTATGATGCTGACAGAAGATCTAAAGTTACTTTTGGGAAAAAGTAATAATCATATTTAGGAGAATATAAAAATGGCTAATAAAGATAGCGCATTTGGATGTAAACCTGTTCGTATGATGGGCGGAGCGCCTTATTCTGGAGGTCAATCTAGATATAGGATTGCTAGTGGAGCAACGACACCAATATTCCAAGGAGACTTGGTTACTCAGCTAACTGCTGGTGTAATTGGACGTCATGCAGCCACCGGATCTGTTCCAATTGTTGGTGTTTTTAATGGTGTACAATACACAGACCCAACTACAGGCGATACAGTGTTTTCAAATCATTATCCAGGTAGCATTGCTGCTTCGGATATAATCGCAAGCGTCATTGATGATCCAAATGTTGTTTTTGAAGTGCAAGCAGATGACACATTTCCTGTGGCAGACTTGTTCGGCAATTTCGACATTGTTGATGGTTCACCAGTTGGCGATACTAAGTCTGGGATTTCAAACTTAGAACTTGATGTAACTACAGGAGCTACTACAGCTACTTTACCGCTCAAGTGCATTGATATATCCCAGGATCCCGATAACGATGATGTTGCATCATCAAATACTAACGTCCTTTGTGTCATACAGAATCATATCTGTGGGCAAAAAGGTGCTGGTTTAGCATAAGGAGAATATAAATGGCAATTTCAAGAGCACAATTAGCGAAAGAGCTTGAACCCGGACTAAACGCACTTTTTGGAATGTCCTATGATTCTTACGAGAACGAATATGAAGATATATTTGTAATTGAAGATTCAAATAGAGCATTTGAAGAGGAAGTGTTAGTGACAGGGTTTGGTTCTGCACCACTTAAATCAGAGGGTCAAGGAGTACAATTTGACAACGCATCTGAAAGTTTTACATCACGTTATACACACGATACTGTGGCGTTAGCGTTTGCATTAACTGAGGAAGCAATTGAAGATAATTTGTATGACAGTCTCGGAAAAAGATATGTTAAAGCATTAGCAAAATCTATGGCTAACACTAAGGAAGTCAAAGGTGCCGATGTTTTAAATAACGCATTTTCATCCAGCTTTACAGGCGGCGATGGTGTGTCACTTATTAACACTGCTCACCCACTTGCAGGTGGAGGAACAGCTGCTAACAGAGCGACAACTATGGCTGACTTAAATGAAGCGTCATTGGAAGATAATCTTATTGATATATCAACCTTTACAGATGACAGAGGGTTAATTATTAGTGTCACAGCGGACAAAGTTATTGTCCCACCACAATTAGTTTTTGTGGCCGACAGAATACTTAACTCACAAGGAAGAACTGGCACAGCTGACAATGATTTAAACTCAATCAGAAACACAGGTGTAGTGCCAGGTGGTTATTCTGTTAATCATTATCTCACTGATCCAGATGCTTACTTCATTCTTACAAGTGTCAATAGCGCAGGTGAAGGTCTAAAAATGTTCCAAAGATCTCCAATGGAGACTTCTATGGAACCAGACTTCTCAACAGGCAATATTAGATATAAGGCTAGAGAAAGATATTCATTCGGTTTCTCTGATTGGAGAGGAATCTTTGGATCTCAAGGTGCATAATTTGAAGTCGTAATACACTTTATCACTCAGTATTACAATTTAAAGGGCCTTAATTGGCCCTTTTTTTTGCCTTAAATTAATTAAAATAATGTGTATAAATAGTTGCACAAAGTTGCAATATTTAGTATATTAACTATGTGGGAAATGAAATTAACAACAAAAACGGAGGCATTATGAAAGAAGCTGCATTAATTGCAAAACTAAATGATCTTTTTCCCGGTGTAAGAGCTACGCCGTTGAAAGAGTGGGACGATACCGACGAACCAGGTATTTGGTTCAGAGGTAACGATGTTGGTGATTTACCTTTGTATGACTGTTACGAAGAGTATGGTTACGAGGTAAACCCAGAGGTTGAAAAATTATTAACAAAAGCTGGCTGGGATTGGGAACCTTATGACGCTGGCACATTAATGGCTTATCCAAATTGAGGAGGAAATATGGATATTAATAATTTAGATGGTTTTGCTGCTACCAAAAAAGCAGAAGGTAAAAGAGTCGCTATATTCGACGGCACTAAGTATGGCTTAGAGGGCACTGTCGGAGTGGTTGATTATATGAGAGGCTATGTTCCGCTTGCTAATTTTAAAACTGGTGAGTATGTGAACTGGGATCAAGCAACAATCGATGCTTGGAATAATGAACAAGGTTTAGACAATGCCGAGATTGATATGCTAATCAATCAAAGCATGTGGCCTACAAAAAAAGGAGTAGCGTAATGATAGAGAATATAATTTACAATAAAGACTCAGCTGACAACGCAGTTGTGGTTGATGATTACCCTTGGGGTTATAAACTTAGAACCAAGAGAAAGTATTGGATTGAAACAACTAAAAGAGGTGACAGACTTTGTTACCAGACTTTGAATCCAAAGACTGACAAGTGGTGCGCTGTTAAGAAAAGCACTTACAGCGGTATTATGGTTCTTTATGAGAATGAAGATGGACATATCAAAACTATTGGATTAGATCCTCAGTGGGCCACCAAAGAAAGTCTTGCTCATTTCCAAGAAAATGTTGATGTTACTAAGTTGACCGATGCTCAAAGAGCTAAGATCTGCGAGGCTAAAACAATTTTGCATTGTCAGAAACTTGTAAAGGTTGAGATTGTTAATACAACAATGATGGATCAAGAAGAAAAGGCAAAAAAAGATGCCGAGCAAGAAAAGATTAAATTAAAACTAAACAGTTATGCTAATCATGTGTACAACAAATGTTTAGTAAAAAATGGTATAGCATGACAAAAATAAACAAAATATTTGTTGACATGGACGGAGTGCTCGCTGATTTCGTGAGAGGAGTGGAGGGACCTAAATACTTAAATGGTCCCTTGGTCAGCGAGCAAACCTATGACTCAAGAAAGATAGAGCTCAGTAACAGAGGTTTATTCAGAAATCTACCAATTATGCCAGGCATGCTTAAACTTATTAACTATATCAAAGAGTCTGGCATTGATTGGGAAATACTTACGGCATCTGGTTCTTTAAACAGAACAGTAGTGACTAACGACAAAATTTATTGGATAAGAAAACATGTAGATCCAAAAGTTATTATTACAGCAACCATAAAGGGTGAAGATAAAGCTGCTTTTGCAAGGCCTAATCATGTTTTAATAGATGACAGAAAATCAAATATCAAAGCCTGGACACAGGCTGGTGGTATCGGTGTTTTGCATAGAACCGCAGAAGATACCATAAATCAACTAAAATCATATAAGCAACCTCCTGTTGCAGAGATACTCGCTCAGTAGTATTATCTAAGATGTAGAACTAATTGTTGCGGGCATGGTGTCCGCAATGGCTAATTTATAGGAGGCTGATTATGACTACACACTTTACTTCGGGTGTTACGAATGTTACCGCAGAGGGAACATTAGGTAAATTAAAAGCACCTGCACCACATAAGTATCATCAATACTTTAATGATTTTGATACTTATTTAGCGTCCGATTGGACAATCACAACAACTGAGGATGGAACTGGATCTGCTACTGAGGCTTTAGCCGATGGCGACGGTGGTGTTTTGTTAGTAACAAATGCTGCTGGCGATAACGACCATGACTTTTTTCAGCTTGTAAAAGAGGGTTTTAAATATGAGGCAGGAAAACAAATAGGTTTCCACATTAGATTTAAAACAAATGATGCTACACAATCTGATATTGTTGCTGGTTTACAACTAACCGACACAACGCCATTAGATGTTACAGATGGTATTTTCTTTTTAAAAGCAGATGGAGCTGCAACAATTAGTTTTGTTGTAGAAAAAGATAGTACACAGTCTACATTGACTTTGCCTAATTCTTTGGCAGACGATACTTTTATGACACTTGGATTTATTTATGATCCTAGAGATCAAAAGTTTCATGTGTATCAAAACAATGTATTAGCTGGCACAGTAGTAAGCACAAACGCACCAGATAACGAAGAGCTAACAGTTTCTTTTGGCATCCAAAACGGAGCTGCGGCTGCAAAAACATTAAGTGTTGATTATGTTGGTGCTTATAAAGAACGTACAGCTGTAACTGAGCTGTAAGGAGTAGATAATGGCTGATACAGTAACAAGTCAGACTATCCAAGATGGTGAAAGAACAGCTATACTGAAATTTACCAATGAAAGCGATGGCACTGGAGAATCTTCTGTTAAAAAAGTTGACGTTTCTGCTTTAACTAAGGACAGCAGAGGAAGATCTTGTAGTTCTGTATCTATATCAAGAATATATTGGGCCTGTAGAGGCATGGGTGTTGACATTGAGTTTGACGCTACCACCAATGTATTAGCGATACCATTACCTGCGGATAGCACAGGTGACGAATACTATGATTTATTTACTGGTATTCCTAACAATGCAGGCTCCGGGGTAACGGGTGATATAGACTTCACTACTGTTGCACACAGTAACGGCGATGCTTATTCGATTATCTTGGTTTTAACTAAGAACTACTCGTAAATATTTAGGCGGTCTAACGGCCGCCTTTTTTTTATATGGCAGTAAAAAAGAGAAAAAAAGCAAAAGCGATAGCTAGAACAACTGGCAAAGGCGGTAATTTTAGAGCGACCAAAAAAGGTGCTGGTATGACACGAAAAGGTGTCAAAGCCTACAGAAAAGCTAATCCAGGATCAAAATTAAAAACTGCCGTTACAGGCAAAGTAAAAAAAGGTAGCAAAGCTGCTAAAAGACGTAAGTCTTATTGTGCAAGATCACTTGGACAATTAAAAAAGAGCTCTGCTAAAACAAGAAATAATCCTAATTCAAGAATTAGGCAAGCAAGAAGAAGGTGGAAATGTTAAATGGCTA